GGATGCGCTCTGTGGAGGGCTGGTCTGTCCCGGTCTGTCCCCCCCTCTGTCCCGGTTAAGTGCTTGATTTGATGGGTATGGGACAGAGGGACAGATGGGACAGTATATACGCGCACAGGAATCGAAACGGCTTTTTGCGGACGATAGGACGGGTTGCCCTGTTTGTGGGGGCCGCGCAGCCCTATCCGCGGAGGTCAATAATTTGACGCTACGCGCCTGCAGGAGCATTTCAAAAATGCATCCTACTCCTAGGAGAACGCTGTCCCGTCTGTCCCCTCTGTCCCAAAACGCCAAAAAGGCCTGCAGGATCAAGAGCTTACGATGGGACAGAGTTTTGGTTGCACCGAAAGTAATTCTGAGGGTTCAACTGTGAGTACACACCGCGGCAGGCCTCGGCGCTCTAACGAGGCCGAAATCAAGCGCGACATTTTGGTCGCATTGAGTATCGGAACACCGCTCACGGTTGCGGCCCGCGCCAACAATATCACGCGCCAGTGTGTGCACCAGTGGCAGGCCACAGACCCTGAGTTTAGTGAGGACCTCGCCGCCGCCCGATCGCTTGGCTGGGACGCCCTGGCGCACGAGTGCCTGGAGATCGCCGACGACGGCACAAACGACTGGATGGAGACGCACGACCACGATGGTGAGCCCACCGGCTGGCGCTTCAACAACGAGGCCGTGCTGCGCTCCAAGCTGCGCATCGAGACGCGCATGCGGCTGCTGCGGGCGTGGCAGAGCGGCACCTACGCCGAGCCCGAGCGCGCGCTGAAGGTCGACGCCGTGGTCACCGAGACGGTGCGCCACGTGGTCGACGCGCGCGTGCTCGACGACGCCGGCCGCGCTGCGCTGCGGGCGCTGCTCGCCCAGGCGCAGGCCGCCGGCCTGATCCCGCCGCCCGACGACGCAGACGACGACGACGACGACGCGGTCGACGCCGTCTGGACCGACGGGCCGCTCGCCGATCGTCAGCCGCCGGACGAAGGCGACGTGTGAACACGTCGCATCCGCCCGACGGCACATGCGGTAACGCGCAGCTGGCTGGGCGCTATCGTCCGGTCACGGACGATCGGCACAGCCTGCGGCTGCCGGCCCCAGCCCATCGGCGCTGCGCCGCGGCCTGACGCCGCAGGCAGGGCACACACCCATAGGGTGTATGTGGCATGCCTGCAACAGTCAACCCGCGACAGCACGCCGCACCCCCCGGGGACCAAGCGCCCTGAGAATAGCTTGACAGATGGGGGCCGCGAAGCGGGTCCCCTCCCGTATTCCACCTAGTGTCGGGTCCCCTTTTTCGGTACCATCACTTGCAGATTTTGGGGCCAACTTTTGACGGAAACGCTCCTAGATTTCGGCGACATCCAGATCGACCCCGCCCAGCAGCGGGTCGACCTCTCCCGTTTCGACTGCGAGGAAAGCTTCTACCGCTTCACCAAGCAGGCGTGGCGGCAGATCGACCCCGCCCCCTTCCGCCCTGGCTGGCCGCTGCAGGCGATCGCCGAGCACTTGGAAGCGGTGGTCGACGGCCAGATCAGGCGGCTCAACATCAACATCCCCCCCAGGAGCGGCAAATCGACGCTCTGCAGCGTCTGCTTCCCGGCCTGGGTGTGGGCGCAGCCCCCGGACCACGACAGCCCGACCTCGGGCGCCGCCGTGCAGTTCGTCTACGCCAGCTACGCCGAGAAGCTCTCCCTACGCTTCAGCCTCAGGAACCGCCGCCTGATCAACACCGGCTGGTATCAGCAGCGCTGGGGCGCCCTCGCCGGCCCGGGCCAGCGCTTCAGCCTGCTCACCGACGAATCCAGCGCCCACCGCTTCGCCAACGACCGCGGTGGTGAGCGCCTCGTCACCTCGATCAATGGCACCGCCACCGGCTTCGGCGGCAACATTTTCGTCATCGACGACGCCAACGCGGCGAACGAGGCCAACAGCGACGCGGCGATCGAGGAGGTGATCGAGTGGTGGGACCAGACCGCCAGCACCCGCCTCAACGACCCCTCATCCGGCGCGTACATCAATATCCAGCAGCGGCTGGCCGAGAACGACCTCACCGGACATGTGCTGGAGCAGCAGATCGGCGAGTGGGACAACCTGATCCTGCCGATGCACTACGACCCGCAGCGCTTCTACTACACTTCCATCGGCTGGTCCGACCCCAGAGACACCCGCAACGGCGGCGACGGCGAGGGCGAACTCCTGTGGCCCACCCGCTTCCCCGAGCCGGCGGTCCGCCAGTTGGAGCGCACCCTCGGCCCATGGGGCGCCGCCGGCCAGTTGGAGCAGAGCCCGAAGCCGAAGGGCGGCGGCATCATCCAGTACGCATGGTGGAACGCCTGGGAGCCCGAGGGCTACCCGCCGATGGACTTCGTGCTGGCCTCCCTCGACACCGCCTACACCGAGAAGACCGAGAACGACTTTTCCGCGCTCACCGTCTGGGGCGTCTGGAGCCACTCGATCGAGGCGATCCCGGGCCGCTACATCGATCACGACGGGCGCCCGGTCTACCTCGCCGAGCGCAACTTCTACGAGCCCAGCGCCAAGGTCATGCTGATGTACGCATGGCAAAAGCGCCTCGCCCTGCATGAACTGGTCACCGTCACCGCCGATACCGCCCGGCGCTACAAGGTCGACCTCCTGCTCATCGAGAACAAGGCATCCGGCATCAGCGTCAGTCAGGAGATGCAGCGGCTCTACGCCGAGGAGCGCTGGGGCGTCGAACTCAACGACCCGAAATCAACCGACAAGGTCTCCCGGTTGCACTCCGTCGTCCCCTTCTTCGCGCCGGAACTCACCGAAAAGAAGGACGTGCAGGGCAAGGTGGTCCGCGATCCGGTCAGCGGCGCGCCGCTGCTGGTCCCCACCCGCGACGGCATAGTTTACGCCCCAAGCTCACCAGGGCAGCCGACCTTCCGCATCTGGGCCGAGGAGGTGGCGCGCCAGTGCGAGAGCTTCCCCAAGGGCAAGCACGACGACCTCGTCGACACCGTCTCCCAGGCGCTGCGGCACCTGCGCGACCGCGGGATTCTGAAGCTGCCGGCCGAACGGCTTGCGGAGATCGACGCGGCGAAACAGTGGTCGAAGCCCCCGGAGCCCCTGTATCCAGGCGTCGGATGACCCCGCTCCTCTCCCGCAGTGCGACCCTGGCCGAGCGCCTCGACCACCGCTCCGAGCCCTACGTCGAGGGCCGCTGCCGGCTCTGGTTGGGCGTCTGCAACAAAGACGGTTACGGGATACTCTCGCTGCACGATCGGCCGATTCGCGTGCATCGGGCGACTTGGGAGTGTGAGAAGGGTCCTATCCCCGATGGTCTCGATGTCCTGCACTCCTGCGACAATCGCCCCTGCCGCAACATCGATCATCTGTTCCTCGGCACGAACGCCGACAACGTCGCCGACAAAGTCGCCAAAGGGCGGCAGGCGCGCGGTCGCACCGGTAGAGGTAATCCGGGCGAGGAGAACGGGCGGGCGAAGCTGACCGAGGCCCAGGTCCGTGAAATCCGCAAGCTGCCGGGACCGTTGTGGAACCGCGAGATCGCCGTGGCCCACGGCGTCGATGTCAGGACGATCTACGCGGTGCGCGCTTGGAAAACTTGGCGGCACGTCGCAGAGTAGCGCCGCCAGCGCCGCTCAAACCCGGTGCGGGTTGACTTCTAGACCTGCGGCACGGAACCGCAGGTCTTGTCGCCCGGCCGGACGCTGACGCCGTTCTGGGCGCCTTCCGTGAGGACGTCCTGCCGGGTGATCGCAGGGGCGACGCTGGCGCCCTTCAACGGAGGGCCGACCATGATCGGGCCCCAGATTCTGGCGCAGGCCATCGTCGACGTCGCCAAGTTCCCCTGTGAGGTCGACCTGACGCCGTTCAGAGTCACCTGCTGGGGCGAACTGATCACCGGCGACAAGCTGCCCAGGCGCGTCTACCAGATCGCCGCGATGACCGACGACATCGCCGGCCGCGCCGGCCTCGACCTCTACGTCGCCGATATGCAGCGGCCAAATTAATGGCGCGCCGCCCCACCCTCGGCGCCGGCCAGATGGCGCGCTCGGGCTTCGGACGGGCCAACCTGCGGCTGGTCTCGCCGGCGCCGGTCGGCAGCGCCAACGACGACATCGTCGTCGACGTCGACCCCGACGAGGACGCCGACAGCCCCGAGGTCAACACCGAGGGCGAGGTGTTCTCGATCGAGCATGGCGACGGCTCGGTCACCATCAGCGTCAACGACAAGCCGCTCTACGGGATCGGCCACAACCGTGGTCCGCAGGACTGGTTCGACAACCTCGCCGAGGACTTGGACCAGGGCCAGCTTGGCACGATCGCCGAAGACCTGATCCGCGGCATCGACGACGACATCGCCAGCCGCAAGGACTGGATCGACACCGTCGCCACCTTCATCAAGCTGATCGGGGTGACCATCGAGGTGCCGAACCTCGGCGGCGCCGCCGACGCGGCCCCGGTCGAGGGCATGAGCAAGGTCCGCCACCCGCTCTTGCTGGAGGCCGTCCTGCGCTTCCAGGCCAACGCGCGGGCCGAGATGCTGCCGACCGACGGGCCGGTGAAGGTGCGCGACGACAGCCAGTGGCAGGCGCAGCAGGCGCTGCTGGCCGACGCGCTCGAAAGCGACATGAACCACTACCTCACGGCGCACGCCACCGAGTACTACCCGGACACCGACCGGATGTACTTCCGGCTCGGCCTGGAGGGCACCACCTTCAAGAAAATCTACAGGTGCCCGCTCAGAATGCGGCCGGTCTCGGAGACGGTGACCGCGGTCGAACTGATCGTCTCCAACGACGCCACCGACCTCGCCAACGCGCGGCGCGTCACTCACGCCATCCGCATGTCGCCGACCACCCTCAAGCGCATGCAGATCATCGGCGCCTACCGCGACATCGACCTCGGCGCGCCGCTGCAGAGCGACCTCAACGAGGCCGAGCGCGAGGCGCGCCGCCAGCAGGGCATCGCCGAGGACGTGCAGAACCCGGACGATCGCGATCGCGACCTCTACGAGTGCTACTGCGACCTCGACATCGTCGGCTACGAGCACCAGTGGAAGGGCAAGCCCAGCGGCCTGGAAATCCCCTACCGGGTGACCATCGACCGCACCAGCCGGCAGGTGCTGGCGCTGGTCAGGGACTACGACGAGCCCAAGTCCGACGATGAACTCCCGAAGAAGCGCAAGACGTTCGTCAAGTATTCCTACGTCCCCGGCTTCGGTTTCTATGATCTTGGCCTCGGCCACATCCTCGGCAATACCACCAACGCCATCACCGCTGCTTGGCGCGAGATGCTCGACAACGGGATGTACGCGAATTTCCCGGGGTTCCTCATCGCCAAGTCTGCCACTCGTCAGCAGACCACGGTGATCCGGGTGCCCCCCGGCGGTGGTCAGCCGATCGACACGCTGGGCAAGCCGATCAACCAGTCGGTGATGCCGCTGCCCTACAACAC